AACTTACATCTTATGCTGCAAATAAAGGAGCATTTATTGGAAGTGAAAAAGAAAAGGAAATTACAAAAAATATTATTGAAAGTTACAAGATAAATGAAGATTACTTAAACACACATAGAAATGAAATTAATCAGTTGATTAAAAATAAAGTTAATGAAGAAGCAACAGGATTTGAATCACCAGATAGATTAATGAAAATGCACGAAGCGTTTGCAGTAGAAACTGTAAGAGAATATATGATGAAAAATGATGTAGGTCCTAGTAGTTTTGCTCCTAATGGTTTTGGAGAGTATTCTGTTACTAAAAATTCAATGGAAAAAAATCATGGATTAGATGAATTATCAGCAAAAAGCATGGTATTTGCACACGTATTACAATTAGATTCATATATAAAAAATGATCCTAATTTGTCTTTGCAGTTTAAAGATTTGTTTAGAAGAAATGGTGAGTATGTAGAACCTACTCAACAAGATTATTATCAAATGATTGATGATGGAGCTATAGAGTTACATTATATAGGTGGATCTGGAGTTAATGCTGAATATCAAGTTAAATTTAATTTATCAGCTACAGACTTATTTGATGACAATGATTATGTAGGACAAGGATTTAATGTAACTTTAGATGGTGAATATTTTAATCCTTCTAAGTTATACGATTTAAGTTTTCAACAAGTACAAAACAGAGTTATTAATGAAACTATAAATGATAGTGAGTTTGTACAATTATTAGAAGATACTGGAATACAAGATGTAATTAATGTTAAAGGCATGATAAATAAAGTTTATACATTTTTTAATAATACAGGAATTATGGATTTTGAATCCGAATTAGATGGAAAAGAATTTGTTAGTCCGATAAAAGAAAAAGAAGAAGAAGGTGTACCTGTTATTAGTGGTGCAGCAAAATTAGCAAAAGGTATATGGATTAGAATATTTGATAGAGAACCAAGTGCTATAGAACAAAGATTTGTTGAAACTATGATAGATAGATATGAAACTGTTAAGAATGATGCTTCTACACAATTTGTTAATTTGTATAATAATAAACAAAACACAGATGAGGCGTTTAAAAATCCAGTTAATGCTGCTAAAGAATTACATTTAAAAATTTATCCTGGAGATACAACTGTACCTGATTACTCAAATAATATTGAATTATTAAATGATGAAGTATTTAAGAGTTATAATAATTTTGAAAAAGGTTTGATATTAGATGTAGTTAGTACATATGATATTGATATAGAAAAGTTTAGAAATGGAGTATCAAGCGGAAGTATAGAGTTACTCAAAGAAGCATTAGTTAATGTAAACGACTATCATAGAAAAATATTGGTAAATACATTCAGTGTTAAGAAGTTCTAAATTAACATTAAACAGAGATATATCTGGTAAATACATTCCAGGCAAAGAGTTTGAAGCTGAGCCTAGATTTGGAAAAGAAGAATTTTTAGATCAATTTAGTTTAATGAAAAGGGGGTTCTTAGATAGAACTGTCTTTGGAGCTGTTAATAATATTATTGATAGAAATAAATTTACGGATTTAAAAACAGAATTTTATAACGCAGAAGTAGATCCACAAGTACCAGAGTTTATTTTAAAGTATCATCCACAAATAGTAAATGGAAGTAGATCTAGAAGTGAAACTAAATATAGAATAGACAAGTTCTTACAAAGACAAAAAGATAAAGAAGAAGATTTGTTTAATATAACATCTGTTGTATCTGAAATATTTTTAGATCCAGTTGCTTTATTAAGTATGTCAGCTCCAGTTAGAGCTTTGGTTTTTGGAGCTAAGTCAAAACAGTTTGGTAGAATTATTGGAGGTGTTCAAGCTGAAGAAGCAGTAAAGCAAATAGGAGATACTGAAAGACCTTTTACTGATGCAGTTGTGGTAGCTAGTACAGGTTTTGTTTTAAACAGATTAAACAAAAGATTTTCAAAATATAATACGGATGATGATTTCGTTGATTTAAGTAAATATGATGAAGCGACTAAAAGTGAAATACCACCAAGTGCAGCTAATCCAAACACAACAGCAAAGAAAAATCCTGTTAGTTATACTAGAGGTAAAACACCTACTAAAGAAACAGTAGATAGAATCTTTCAAAAGATATTACAAGAACAAACAGATATAACAGTTCATACTTTGAATGGACTAGGTAGGGTAAAAAAAATATTTTCTACAAATAGAAGTGTAGCTACTAGAGAGTATTTGGGAGATCCAATTTATAATGCTGTTAAGTTTGATAGAAAAACAGGGAAGATGTATGTTGATGTACAATTTATAAAACAACAATTTACAAGAAAGGCATGGACTAGAAAACATCCATTTTTTAATGAACCTCAAAAAAAAGACCTATTTAAAAGTTTTGAAGAGTGGTTAGAGTTTAGTATTAGAAGATCTATTGTTGCAAGAAAAACATTACCAAGACAAATGCAACCAAAAGCATTGAAAAATGAAATTAATCGTAGAGCATTTAAAGATTTAGAAGAAGCTAAAACTGTAGATAAAACAGGAAGTACAATGATAGATGATATAGATATTAATAATGCAAGAGATATAAACGAAACTACCTTTAGAAATAGATTTGAAGAAGCATTAACAGATTCAGATTATGAAAAGTTACCTTCTGTTTTAGGATTAGAAAAATCTGGTTTATCACCTATAGATAAAGTATTAGGTTCTGTTAATAATGTTGCTAAAGAGTTTGTATTAAATTTAACAAAATCAGATTTATTTCATAATCTTCAAAAAAAAGTAGCGATGGTAGATTCTGCTGAGCAAATACAAAATACTATATTTTTACCTAGACTATTTCATTCAATTAAAAATGTTCAAGATAATTATGTTTTATACATAAAAGAAGCTACAGGAAAAGAAATTAAATATGGAAAACAATTTCAACAAATGATTTCTAAAACTAAAAAAGCAAAACCAGGAGAAGAAACTGTATTAAGTTATGATGATTTTAATACAGAGATATACAAAGCTATTATTAAAAAAGGAGATACTTTACAAACAGGAGTAACTGCAAAGTATATAAATAAAACTGCACAAGATATAAGTGAAAAATATTTTAAAGTTTATGCTAAAGATTTAGAAAGAACAAAAGTTTATATGGCTCAGTATGTAAAAAGAGATGAATACTTAAGAAGTATTGAAAATAGATTGAAGTCAAACAAGAGTGATAACTTAGTGTTTAAAGATCCAGATACAAAAGAAAGTTGGAGATTAAGCGAAGTAAGAGCTGCTATTAAAAAGAACATGGAAGATTTAGAAAAAAGTAGAATAAGAGAAAACTACGTACCTCAGTTATGGGTTAGAACTTCTATTGAAAATAATTTTAAAGGTTTTAGTGCTATTTTAAAACCATTATTAGAAAGACAAAAATATAATCCAGAAGTTATAGAAGAAATATTACAAAGTTATAAGCAATATAATCCTTTTAAAAGTTATGATGAGATAGCACAATCAACAGTGCCTGGAATGTTTTATAAATTAAAAAACAATCCAACATCTAAGTTTTTAAAACAAAGATCTATTAATTTAGATGAAGAAGCATTAGAAGAAATGATAGCAGGTGGATTTTTAGAAACAAATTTAGAAACATTAATGTCATTCTATTATAGATCAGTATCTCCAGATATTGTGTTAAGTTATAAATATGGAGATCCAGGAGGATATGGTTGGTTTTATGATGCTATTCCAGATAAGTATGCACCAGGTTTATTACAAGTAAGAGATAAGTTTGAAAAATTAATAATGAAAGCTAAAGGTAAAGAACAAGAGGCTTTAATTAAAGAAAAAAATGAAGTTATGAAAAGATTAGAAAATCTTAGAGATATGAGAAAAGGAATATTTGGAGTACCAGAAAATCCTCATTCATTTTGGCAAACAGGTTTACGTGTTTCTAAGTTAGTAAATACATTATCACAATTAACAGGTGCATCTCAATTAGCTGATATTGGGAGAATAGTTACAATAGGTGGATTGACTAGAAACTTTGGAAGATTGTATGAAATGTTTAGTAAGAATATGATGACAGCTTTTAGAGCTGGTAGAGAACAAGGTCAATATGCAGGTCAGATATATGATCTAGTACTACAGTTTAGTAGATCACAAATATTAGCTGGTCATGATTTGTTTCAAGGAAGTCTTAGAGGTTTTGAAGGTAAATTACAAAAACTATCTGCTATTAATTTTCAATATATTCAACCTATGAATCCATGGACATATATTTCTAAAACAATGGCTAGTACACATGGAGGTAGTGATTTGATAGAAAAAATTGCAAAAGTAGCTAGAGGAAAAATACAAGGTAATGATTTAATGTTTTTAAGGCAAAAAGGTATTGATGTAGCTGATGCCAAAAAGATATATAAACAATATCAAAAACATGGTTTAGGTCCAGGAGCTAAGAAATGGGAATTTGATAAAATTTCTATGGCTAATTCTGATTTATGGGATGATGCAGATTTAACTTTTAGATTTAACAATGCTTTAAATCAATACATTGATGAGTTAATTATTACGCCTTCGGATGGATCAGCACCACTTATAGCTAATACTCCATTAGGTAGTATGTTTTTTCAATACAAAAAGTTTGGAATTGATATGACTCAAAAGGTTTTGTTAAAAGGATTGCAGACAAAAGACAGTAAATTAATACAAGATATTGCTGCATTAACAGCTATGGGAATGATAGTAGATGCTGCTAGAACGCCTGCTTATGATAGAGATTATGGGAAAAAATCTTTAAGAGCTAAACTTATAGATGGAGCTGAAAGAGGTGGTGTGTTTGGTATATTTGGAGATATAAATAGAATATTAGAAAGTGTATCCAATAATCAATTAGGAATAAGACCAATGTTTGGTGATAAAAGGTTTTATGGAACTAGCTTTAAAAGTAAATTTGGTAGTGTTTTTGGTCCTACAGGATCAACAATAGGTGGTGTAGCAGAAGTTTTATACGATTGGGGTAGAGGTAGACATACACATCACACTGCTAGAAGAATAAGAAAACTTGTGCCATTGAATAATATATGGTATTTGGATAATATATTTGATGGTATGGAAAAGGTAATTAGTTAATGGCACTACAAATAAGCGATACAACACCTAGAATACAATATACAGCTACATCTGGACAGACTACATTTTCAGTTAATTTTGAGTTTTTTGATGTAGCAGACTTAAAAGTTTACAACGGTACGACACTCCTTACTTACAACAATTCACCTTCATCTGCATCACAATACAGTGTAACTGGTGCAGGTGTTACAGGTGGGGGATCAATAACACTAGGAGGATCAGGTGCTACCCTGAATGACAAGATTACTATTGTTAGAGATCTAGCTATTGCTAGATTATCTGACTTTCCTGTATCTGGTAACTTCCCAATACAAACCCTTAATACAGAACTAGATAAGATTGTTGCTATGTTGCAACAGTTAGAAGAACAGTTTGCTAGAACACTACAATATCCTGTTACTACAACGACAGGATTTAATGTAGACCTACCAGATCTAGTAGCTAATAGAGTATTATCTGTTAATGCAGACGCAACTGCTTTATTAGCTGAACAAGAACTAGGTACGTTCCAGGGAGATTGGGCTGCTTCAACTAGTTATAAAGTTAGAGATCTAGTTAAAGATACATCTACAGGTAATATATTTTTTGTTAATTCTGCACATACATCATCAGGTAGCCAACCCTTAACTACTAATACTAACAGTGCTAAATATGATTTAATAGTAGATGCTGCATCCGCTACTACGTCAGCTACAAATGCTGCTAGTTCAGCAACAGCAGCTTCTACTTCTGCAACAGCTGCCGCTTCTAGTGCTACTGCTGCCGCTACATCAGAAACCAATGCTGCGACTTCGGAATCAAATGCTTCTACATCAGAAACTAATGCTAGTACATCAGCAACCAACGCATCTAACAGTGCGACAGCTGCTGCAACTAGTGCTACCAATGCAGCGACATCAGAGTCTAACGCATCTACAAGTGAAACTAATGCTGCTACTAGTGCAACTAACGCTGCTAGTTCAGCTACATCTGCTGCCTCATCAGCTACTACTGCTACTACACAGGCTAGTGCAGCAAGTACATCAGCTACTAATGCAGCGACTTCTGAAACCAATGCTGCAACTTCTGCAACGACTGCAACTACACAAGCGACTAGTGCTGCAACATCTGCTACAGCTGCACAAACAGCTCAGACAGCTGCCGAAGCTGCACAAACTGCTGCTGAATTAGCTGCTGATAATTTTGATGATACATATTTAGGTGCTAAAGCATCTGATCCTACAGTGGATAATGATGGAGATGCCTTGAACGCTGGAGATTTATACTTTAATACTACTTCTAATGAATTAAAATATTATGATGGATCTACTTGGAACGCTATTAGTGCAGTAGATTTAACACCATATGCAACGAAAGGATTTGCGACAGCTATGTCTATCGCATTGTAAAGGAGAAATAGATGGCACAAGACTTTGAAAGATCATACGCAAGTTCAATCTCAAATGCTTCTGGTTCACCTACGACACTAGTTACATCTAACAGTGATGATGCAATCGTTTCTATTAGATGTGTGAATAAACACACAACAGCAGTAAATGTTACTGTTTTAATTAGTTCTGGTGGAACAGATTATTTTGTAATTAAAGATGCACCTTTACCTTTAGGTGGTTCTTTAGAACTTATAGATTCTGGGAGTAAGATTGTCATACAGAGTGCAGATGTCGTTAAAGCCTATGCTGATACAGCTAGTGCAGTAGACGTTC